TTCGATAATCCAGGCTTGGCGGGTTCCGTTGCGGACTGGTACAGAGTGCAAAACATATTGCCAGTCGGGGTCGGCGGCGGCATTGGCGTTGCGGATTTGTTCGGCCTTGTCGTAGTCGCGAAAGAATGTAGTCATGGTCTAGGCTCCAGGAAAGCCCGCTTGCGCGGGCGGGTCGGGTCAAGCGGATATCAAGCTGCGAACTTTTGATTCATCGTCGGCAAGCTTGAAGTCAAGCAAAGCGGCGCGCGCGGTTTCATCCCATTCGCGGAGTACGCCAAGCGGGTCGGCTTCGACGGTATATGCCCAGTCGCAAGCGGCTTCATTCTCATCGTCGAAAACAGCGCAAGCTTCGTAGTAGCTGCCGAAGTCGTGCGGAAACGATTTGACGGTCATATATCCTGCATCGGGTTCGGGATAGTGTCGGCGAATCTGGTCGGCGAATAGTCGTGCTTCTCGGCGTTGCGCGGTCGCATACTGTCCGGTCGGTTCGTTGTGGGTGCAGTCCTCGTCGGTCGGTACAGTTCCGATAGTGAGATAGTCTTTCATTGGTCGGTTTCCTTTCGAGTTAAATAATTCCAGCGTCGATGTTGTCATGCCCAAATGTTGAGCGAGCCATATCTGCGGCTATATCGATTGCTTCAGCGATAAGCGAATCAGTCCAAGCGGGCTGCTCACCTTGTTCAAGGGTGTCAATCACTATGTCGGTAACTTCAATTTGTTTTCCGGTGGTTCGGTCTTGTATGCAAAAGCGCATGATGTTCTCCAAGTGAGCGATACAGAGTGCATCGCATGGAAAGGATATTAGTCGATGCAATAGGTTTGTCAAGGGGATGTATTGCATTATGCACGATGATATATTTCTATCGATTTGGCGGTATCGATAGCACTGCTATTGCCAGGGTCAAGTCGATAGGCATTGACTATTCCGCATTTGTTCCGGTATTGTGCGGGCGTGTAGTGCTGCGAGTGATTGTCATTGTGACAACACGATGCGCGGCGGCGAGTAACTGAGCGAAGCGAAGATCAGCCCATGAGTAGGAAAGCCATAAGAGAGCAAGTAAGAGAAACAATAAAGAGCAAAGGCATCGATTCTGCATTGCGTCTTGGTCGGACAGGACTAACAGCAAAGCAAAAGCGGTTTGCAGAGGGGATTGTCTTGGAGGGTTTGACCGGTGCTGATGCTTATCGCCAGGCGTATGACACCAAGGCCAAGGCTCACGTTGTGGGAACTGATGCAAGTAAGCTTAAGGCAAATCCTAGAGTCGCCCTTGAGATAGCCGCGCTGGAACAGGCAAAACAGGTAGCTGCGTTGCATACCGCAGAAGCTTTGCGCTCTCTGGTGATTTCTTCCCTCACTTCTGCGCTCATCGACCCAGAGACAAAGCCGGCAACACGTATACAAGCGGCCAAAGTCCTGGGACAAGTGACAGAAGTTGCGGCCTTTACTGAGCGCAAAGAGATAACACACATACAGGACAGCGGCGCGATACGTTCCCAGATACTCGACCAGCTTAAGAGCATGATGCTCGGCTCGGCTGATGCGGTCGACGTCGACGCGAATTCCCTGCTAGTGGAATTGGCGGGCGATGAACCCCAGGGTACGGGTACACCCCCAAATGCAGAATGGGACTCCGGCGCGCATATGCATAGTAATGACCACGAACAATTCCCAGAAAAATCGGATTCCCCCGAATCCAGCGAACACCCCCCGTCACCTTCAGAAACGCAGACCCCCCGGGGGGATATTTCTGGAGAAAATACGTAGTTGCCAAACAGCTATGTAAATATTTACACAAGCAAGTTATATGCCAGATGTGCAGATAAATCGAGAAATGGTGCGTCGTCGGCGGGAGATGACGTATGAGGAGTGTGTGGAGGTAGAGATGACGCCGGCGCAGCGGCATGTATTTTTGATAATAGACGAATGGTGGAAGCAGTATGGGTTTGGTCCTTCTATACGGGATATATGTGAGTTACGTGGGAAGGGTGGGATGGGGAACACGCATGAGATTATTAAGAGGTTGGTGAAGTTGGGTGTGGTGAAGAAGGTGAAGGGGGCGGGGAGAAGTGTGCGGCCGGTGTATATCAACTTCAGGACGTTGGAGTAATTGACGACGTGAAAATAAGGTGGTTAGGGGAATGTCGTGAGTCATGATGAAAAGCTAATGTTGGAGGCGTTCCGGCTGTTGTATCAGGTGTACCGGGAGCAAAAGGCTGGGCGGAAGTATTACCGGCCGGTGTCGATATATCCGACCTTGGCAAAGATACAGAAGCGGCTGAACGGGCCTGTGCGGCAAAATGAGTTGTCGATAGTGGCGATGAGAGAGAAGGCGAATAGTCCGTGGACTTGAGTGAGCTGATAGGTAAGTTGCCGCCGGCCGAGCAGGATAAGTTGCTGGAGCAGGTGGCGCAGTACCGAGATGCGGTGGCCAGAGAGCGCGCGCAGAGTAAGTTCATGTCGTTCGTGAAAGAGATGTGGCCGGGATTTATACATGGCAGACACCATGCCATCATGGCCAAGAAGTTTGAGGAGATCGCGGAAGGGAAGTTAAAGCGGCTGATCATCAACATGCCGCCGCGACACACGAAGTCGGAGTTTGCGAGTTACTTATTGCCGGCGTGGTATCTGGGGAGAAACCCGGAGAAGAAGGTAATCCAGACATCCAACACGGCCGAACTGGCGGTGGGATTTGGCCGTAAAGTCAGGAACCTGGTGGACAGCGACCACTACGCGAAGATCTTCCCCGGTGTGGGTTTGCGGGTGGACTCGAAAGCGGCTGGACGCTGGGCGACAAGTCACGGCGGCGATTATTTTGCGATTGGTGTGGGCGGTACTGTTACTGGTAAAGGCGCCGATCTATTAATAATAGATGACCCGCATTCAGAACAAGAGGCAAGACTCGCGCAGGGCGATCCGACGGTGTTTGACAGTGTGTATGAATGGTACACATCTGGCCCACGTCAGCGTTTGCAGCCGGGCGGGGCGATTGTGATGGTGATGACGCGCTGGTCGGACAAGGATCTGACTGGCCGAGTGCTGAAATCAGACGCGACAGAATGGGAAGTGATCGAATTCCCTGCGATTTTGCCGTCGGGGAATAGTCTATGGCCTGAATTTTGGCCTGTAAATGAGCTTCTGGCGCTGAAAGAGGAGCTTCCGCCGTACAAATGGAACGCCCAGTACCAGCAAAAGCCCACGGGAGAAGAGGGTGCGCTGGTAAAAAGGGACTGGTGGCAGCTGTGGGAGGCAGATAGAGCGCCTCCGTGCGAATTTATCATCCAAAGTTGGGACACGGCGTACACAAAAAACCAGCGGAGTGACTATTCTGCGTGTACGACCTGGGGTGTTTTCCACAAAGACGAGGATGAGAACGATGTGAACATCATTTTGCTGGATGCGTGGAAGGGGAAAGTGGAGTTTCCTGACCTAAAGCAGAAGGCAAAAGAGCTGTACGACGACTGGGAGCCGGACGCCTGCATTATTGAAGCGAAAGCAGCGGGTGCGCCCCTGATATTTGAGCTGCGCAGGATGGGTGTGATGGTTCAAGACTTCACACCGACACGCGGCAACGACAAGTTCGTGCGTCTGAACAGCGTTACAGACCTATTTTCTTCCGGTAAAGTGTGGGCGCCGGACAAACGGTGGGCAGAAGACGTGATTGAAGAGTTTGCCCGATTCCCGAACGCAGAGCATGACGATTTGGTCGACTCTGGCGTACAGGCGTTGATACGATTTCGACAAGGCGGCTTCCTGCGGTTGGGTTCCGACGAGGAAGATGAGCCACTGGACCTGCGGCGCAGGCGCAGTTACTACTGAGGATAGACGATGGCGACAAATATAGACAAGGCGCTGTACCAGCTGCCGGTGGGGATGGACGAAGCGCTCATGGAAGCGGAGCCGATAGAGATTGAGATCGAGGATCCCGAGTCTGTATCTATAGGGCTGGGTGATTTAGAGATCACTTTGGAAAAAGACGAGGAAGAAGACGAGTTTTCCGAGAATCTGGCCGAGAAAATGGCGACAGATGAGCTGGAATCCTTGGCCTCTGACCTACTCAGTGACTTTCAGGACGATATCGATAGCCGCAAGGACTGGATGAAGACGTATGTCGACGGCCTAGAGCTGTTGGGCATGAAGATCGAAGAAAGATCAGAGCCATGGGAAGGAGCCTGCGGTGTCTACCATCCCCTTTTATCTGAAGCGCTTGTTAAGTTTCAAGCCGAGACGATTATGGAGACCTTCCCGGCTTCGGGTCCCGTTAAAACTAAGATCATCGGCAAAGAAACGCCGAAGAAACGAGATGCGGCGGAGAGCGTTCGGGATGACATGAACTACCAACTGACGGAAGTCATGACCGAGTACCGGCCTGAACACGAACGGATGCTGTGGGGCTTGGGGTTGGCGGGTAACGCGTTCAAGAAGGTGTACTACGACCCAAGTCTTGGCCGTCAGGTGTCGCTATTCGTGCCGGCGGAGGACGTGGTGGTGCCATACGGG